CTCGCCTCAGCCGCCTTCGCCGGATCACGGTAACCCCGCGCCTCCAGCTCAGCCTCAACAAGCCGGGCGCCAGCCGCGTCCCGTGCCCTCCGATACCCCTCCAGCTCCCAGAGAAGACCCTTGATACGCGCGGCGTTATCGTGATTCAAGCGCAGATCGGGGGCTGTCATGGCGTCATCCTCTCACGGCTCCGGGCATGTCGCAGGCTGCACGCACTCTAGCCACCCTCAGTCTCCCGAGGATGGCCAGAGTGCAAGCCCAGCATGTGCATCCGATGACAGCAGATCAGAAGGTCGGCGCGATCATGCCAGTGCCGTTGACCTTCTGCATGCCGTTCGCATACCGGCCGAACGTGTACGCGAAGTACCCGTACACCACCAGCAGGATGCCCAGCGACGGCGCCGAAGGCTGCTCCGCACGGATGAACAGAGGCGCGTTAGCGTCCTCCCAGAGATGACACTCAGACTCCGGAACGACGTACAGCTCGTCCTCAGTGCCAGCCCCCGAGTTCGTCGCGATGTTGTTGTCCACCACCACGCCCAGCCCCGACGGGAGCCGTCCCCGGATGCCCTTGTTGTACGAGGATGCCGGGTCCGCCGTACCACCCGCGTACACCGGGAGGTTCGTGTTGTTGATCAGCGGCCACGAGGTGGTGAGCTGCGACTCCATCCAGTACCAGCGCCGCGAGTGCATGATCGCGTGCGATGGGGTGCCCATCGCGAGCAGCGCTGCTTCGACACCGGATGCCGCCGACAGGATCTTCGGGTACAGGAGCGCGACCGTAGGCGAGCCGGTCGTGAACGCGGTGGACGTCGCCACGGCCGAGAGCCCGGTCACAGCCTGCGTGATCAGGGTCGAGTCCAGCGTGGTCGCATACCGCTTGAACATGTCCTGCAAGATCACGTCATCGATCCCGGTGCCCCGGTCTACGGCCTGACGCGACACGATCTGCTGGCCAGCCGCAGTCTGCACGGGAATCGTGAGCAGAGTGTCATCCATCGCGGTGCCGCCCACGTCCGCGTTCTCAGAGGCTTGGAGGCCGACTGAGGATGCGGTCGTGATGCGCGAGATGTTGACGCTCATGCCGCTCGGGGGGAGCGGGTGCCCGTTGCAGATGTCGGCGAAGGGCCGGAGCGCGGCGGTGGCTGGCGCGTACATATCTGTCAGATACTGCGGAACAGTGAGCCCGGCGAAGGCTCCGGTGCCGACTCCGGCTGGCGGCGTGCGTTCCAGGTAGGGCTGTCCGGCGCGATCGACTCGCTCCTCGTGCATGTGAGCGGTGAGGCGCGCATTGGCTGCCGGGTCCTGGTAAATGTACTGCCTGCACACGTCCCGCAGGAACTGGCTGCCGCCTGGGTCGCTCTGCCTGCTGTAGGTGTGCTCCTCGCGGGTGACGACGGCGCGTGGCTCGTACTCGCGGCTAGTGGGGAGCGCGCCGGGGGTGTGGCCGGTGCGGGCGCGGTCGGCGGTGGCGCGTTCCTCATCCTTGACGCGCTGCGCCTTGGCGAGCTTGTGGTTGATGCCGTCTTCATCGGACTTGGCGAGGTCCCGCTGGGCGAACAGCTCTGTGACGCGGCTGTCTTCTTCGTCAGTGAGGTTGGACCGGCCTTCGCGGGTGGCTGTGTCGATGATCAAGGTGATCTCGGCGGTGGCGCGGCGCTGCCGGTTCTGTGAGGCTTCGAGTTCTACCTGCATCTGCGCGATGAGGTCTTCAAGGCTGGCCATGACAGTCCTCCGATAGGGGTGAACGACTCGTCTTAGTGGAATGTGTCGTCCGGTCAGAGGTGCCGGAAACCTTCGTGACCCGCGATCAGATGTGCCGTGGGTGGAAGCAGACGCAGGCTACTGTACCTCATGCTGCATGTTTTCGGCGGTAGCCGCGATGGCACGCTCCAGGTTGTCAGCAATGAGGTGCAGCCGCGATGGATCATCAGCGGCGAATCCGATCACCACATTGCAGGCGTGGTGAGCGAGGCCACGGCGGCAGCGGGCGCATGAGCGCTTGGCCGGGCAACAGTGATGATCATGATCTACATCGATCATGCCATCCGGGTCAAGCGGGTCAAGACACAGGAAGCAGCAGCCGTCTTGTGCCAGCCACAACGCGGCCCATGCCGCCGCCGTCAAGCCGTGCATCTGACGGCGGCGAAGTGCCCGCCTCTCATCGCGGGTCATGCTGCGATACTGAGTGCGCGCCTTCTCTGCGATGATCTCGCGGTTGTCGGCAGCGCGCTGGCGTGCCGCCGCGCGAAGTCTCTCACTGTTAGCGGCATACCAGCGACGGCGCCTAGCGCAGATCTGCTCATGAGTCAATGCCATCAGCCGAGCAGCCTGGCGCGCACGAGTGTCACAGAGCGCCCGTTCGCGGGTGCGGTGCGGGCTGGCGGCACGGCGGGCTTCGGCGGCGCCGCGTTGGCGTCCCCGGCATCGTCGGGATCGTAGAGTCCCATGAGCGCCATGAGCGCGTCGGCTGTCTCCTCGGCGGCGGTGACGAGCGCGAGTGCCTGGGCGACTTCGGGCGGGAGGCTGGCGAGATCAGCCCCGGCGATTAGCTCAGACATCTCATCGAGCGTGGCATCAAGCGCGGTGACGAGCGCGCCAGCGTCATCATCCGGATCGGCGTCGGCGCGGACGGCCCGCCGGACGGCGGCGACACTGCGGGCCACCCTGACAGCTTCCGCGCGCACCGGCAGCGGCATCTTCCTGAGGTCGCGGAGCATGTCGGAGGCACGCGCGGTGATCGTCGTGAACGGGTTCGCGCCGTAATTGACGGCGCTGACATCGCCCCGGTTGATGTCGGCTTCCGTGATCCGGAACAGGTCGAAATCCTCGTTCCACCAGCCTTCATTGAGCATGAAGGCAAAGGACATCTCGGTGATGATGCCGTCATCAAGCGCGGACTGGAGATCGCGGACATCCTGCCGGTTGAGGTTGAGGAAGGCGTGGGTGCCGAGCCCGGAGTCATCGGCGTAGATCTCCAGCGACGGATCGTGCCCGTTCGGTCCCGGGATCGAGCGAGCCATCGTCAGACCCTTGTGATTGACCAGGAACGCAACGTCGGGTCCGGCAGCCAGCGATTTATCGAAGGCAACATGATCAACTTCTTCTGTGTATGGCCCAAAGCAGTCCCACATTTCGTAGCCTTGCCCGAAGGTAGAGGCGTAACCCTCGACCTCTAGCAGCTTCTGGCCGTCGCGATTCACCACCTTGGACCGGATCTCGCCGGGGAAGGCATGCATCCGGGCGGCGCCTGAGGGGACGGCTGCCGCGCTCCGGGTGCCATGCGCGCCATAGGCGGCGGCCCGGCGGTCCTTCACCGACGCGCCCTTGGACGGCGCGTAGTCCGGGTTGATGGACTTCATGTGAGCCTCCAGGTGCGCTTTCGCGGCAGCCTCATTGGTGAGTCCCTGGGTTTGCGGCAGCCGGGACAGTGAGTTGGAGACACCTGCCGCATTGGGCGCGTCCCCGGGATGCTTGTGGTGGGGCAGGGCGTGGGATGACTGGAGTGCCGGGTCGCCTGCCTTCTTCCCGGCGCAGATCGCGTTGTAGGCGGCGGCGGGATCATCCGATTTCGCGCACGCGGACATGGCGGCCGGGCCATCCCATGCGGTGTTATCGACGTCCGCCCGGCGGGAGGGGCCGCTGGCGAGGTAGCGGAACGCGGTCACTGGTCGCCTCCTGTGGCATCATCCGGGGGTCCTTCACCACTAGTATCGGGCACCGTGCCGCCCGGGGCTGGCGAGGTCAGCGGCGGCCCGCCTGTGGCGGGCGGGGTTTTCGGCGGCCAGAACCGATCGAACTCTTTGAGCTGCGACGGGGTGAACGGCGGCCGGTTGTCGAGTTCGCGCGCCTCGGAGGGTGCCAGGACGCGTGCATCGATCTGTGTTTTGAGCATGCCCGCGCGGGTGGCCGGGTCCATCCGCAGCATGGCGTCGGTGTTGAGTTTCACGTACCGGGGCGCGAGGAGCAGGCTGGAGAGGGACGTCTCGCGGCGGACGATCGCAGGGCCGAGGTGCATGATCAGGAACTGGAGGTTCCGCT